AAGGAAGCTATATTTTTACTTATCTGTGTATCTTTATTGGTATCTCTTTGAAAACCATCGACTCCAATATTAACTTTACTGGGCAATCATTTGCTCCTGTTCTTCTGGTTGACCTTGAGGCTGGCCTTGCATCTGTTGCATTTGTGCCATCTGTGCCGCAGCCTCTGCAATTTGCTTGCGTTGCTCTTCATCCCTAATCAAAGCATCAGGAACACCAAACTTCTTAGCTAAATGCACTGCTGTTTCTTCGCCATCAATTAACATGTTTAACATCTCAGGGCCAAACACACCACCAACCAGCTCTAAGAACCTAGATACTGAACTTATATCTTGATTTGCTTGGGCTTGTGCTAGTGGAGATATAGATTTTACCTTAACTTCTCTACCATTTACTACAGGAATTTCTATTCTACCCTGCTTTTTAAGGATATATATTAGTCTTTGAAGCACAGGTTGTACTAATTCTGCCTGTAATCTACCAAATGCAGACCCCATTCTGCGTGATAAATCAGCCATTCTCTCTGCAACTTCGGTTGCTGAAGCTGGTGTTCTGTCAGGATTGCCTAACATGTCGTTGTATAATGCACGTTTAATATTCAATCTCATGTCACTTAGTACCAACTGTGCTACATCAAAGTTACCAGCGGCTTGTATAGGTTGCAATCCAGCAGAGCCTATGCCCTTTGGTATGATAGAGCCTGGAACTAGCTGGATAGTATCTACGTTTACTACACCGTCATCTTCCATCTGATAAATCCCAGAGATAGACATCTGTGCGTTCTCTAAGATAAGTTCAATAGTAAGGTTAGTAGTTTTAATTGCACTAAGAGCGTTCATTAGTGGGCCACGACCATATACTTCACCAGCACACTTGCTCCATCTAAAGCAAATAAAAGGATTAGACCCTACACCTGACATCTTTTCGTAGTAAACAACACACTTTGTAGTCATACATATAGCGTAATGTAGGTAAGCTTCTTCGTTTTTAGTACTGTAATCCCTGCAAACAAGCTCTAATAATGTAGTTGTTTGGTCTCCAGCGTTACTAATCCTGTCAGTAATCTTTGGTGGCATAGCAGAATTAGGGTATAACTGAGGTATTTGGTCAAACCTAATCTTCTTTCTTTCCCTAAATACATGGTCAATCTTATCATCTGGCCCAGTATCAAGAACAACATGAGGCAGAGGAACAGCAGAAAACACTACTGGGTTTAAGGAATCACCTTCTTCAACAACAAGTACACCAGTGCCTACAGCTAAATCCATAAAGGATTCATGCACCTCTTGAGAAAAATTAGAGTTCTGTATTATCTCAAATACATACTCTGTTACTTCATCGAGGTCGTTGTTAATTGGGTCACGCTCTCCTTTAGGAATCTCAGAACCAGCCACAAGGTCAGCCCACCTAGCAAAATTGGGAACAATACCAGACTGCAAACGAGAAGCGAACTCCTGTACACCCACCACAGCAGTCTCGTCAAATATCTTATCATCTCTTCTTTGACCAATACTTTCACTATAAAAAGACTCCCTCATAGGTAGCGCGTACTCGTAACACTCCTCGAACAAAGGCACAAAGTTTTCCCTTAGAGCCTTTGCTTTTTCGTACCTATCCATATACTTCTTGGCAACTGGGTCGTCACCATAGTTGCTTGAAGATTCCATTAACTAAACCTTTGGCCAAAATTAGAAGTACTTCCTGATGATGGGTTAAGCATTGAGTAACGCTTTCTACCGCCAGAGCCACCTCTTCTTCTTAATTTTTTAGCTGCTATGTCTGTAATAGCCAAATCTTTATCTTCTTGCTTTTGCCTAGAGATGTCTAACTGCACTTCTCTTGCCGCTTCATCTGCATCAGCTTGCTGTTGTCTTGTTAGCTCAGCAACATTCGGGTCTACTTTTGGTTTTGGTAAGCACATAGTTTTCTCCTTTAAGATTTCTTACTTATTCTGTAAGCACAGAATAAAAAATTTTGCAACTCACAATTACATTCTAGCCCATAATCCTTGTCTTCTTCGTGGCTTATTAGTTCGTGCAAACACATCAAAGTTGCGTTGTACTACTGTAGCTTGCGCTGGTTTCTGGTTACTTATAAGACTTCTACCTTCTCCAGCCCCTAATAGTAGGTACTGTAAAGCATCATGTATGTGTGAATACATATTCTTATCTGGTTTATCTGCGTATCTTTCTCCAGATACTTCCATTCTGCGGTAGGAATACCCACCTTCGAATCCTTTTATAAGCGTTGAGCATCTTCTGTCTAGAAGAAACGCTGGCTTTCCTTCGGACATTTTGTTTAATTGTGATGAGACAGCCTCCAATCTTAGGTCAACAGAGTTACTTGGTGCAGGAACTGCTCTTAATCCAGCCCCTCGAAGTATGTGGAATGGTGTAGATTCATCAGTCTGCGCTCTAAAATCTCCAGCAGGGTCACCGAAAATAAGAACATCAGGACAGTCAGGAAAACGTGTAGCCAGTTCTTCCCTTAGTACTTCCGCAAACCTAACGATACCCATGTCTATAGCCACAATCTCGGACTGTATCAGCCATCTGCCACGCACCTTCTGTCCTAATACTGCGGCTGGAGTAAGCCCAAAGTCTATTCCTACATAAAGAGGCAGAGAAGCAGCTACTGGGATTTCTTCTTTAGCAACATGTGTGTCAGTTACAAACATAGAATATACAGGCTTTCCGTCTTGGATTGTGCCAAGTCTATTCATAACATACACATCAATCCAGCTTTTTGTTTTACCCTGTACTAGATTAGGATAATAACTCTTTAACATATTTTTTACATTCTCAGCTACTGTATTAGGTGCATAGTTCTCTACTTCTCCGTCCTCATCTTTAACCTCAACCATCCCAGAGGGCTGAGTATAGAAGCTCCAGTTAGTAGGTTTAACTAACATCTTAGCCTGTTCTCTAGGTATATGGTCAGGTATAGGAACTTCTCCAGACATAATAGGCCACCAATGGTCTTCCTCTGGTGCGTTAGTATCAGCAATAACCCCAGTCCATGTAGGGCCACCATCGCGCATAGAAGGAAAACGACCAACTCTCATAGTACACGCATCAATAATACTCTTGCCTAACTCTCTAGCCTCGTTAATCCAGATGCCAGTAACCTCTAGCGACAACAGTTTCTTTACATCCTCAGGCCTATCAAGGGCTAAAAAAATTACCTCAAGGTCTATATCACCCTTCTTAATGCGATGAGTATAAGGAACAGACCAATTAAACTTACCCCATTCATTCTCTGGAAACCAATCTAACCAAGTCTTAATTGTAGTAGTTCGAAGCTGGGGATTGGTATTCCGTATGATAGCCCACCGACTCTTGCGTATTCCATCAGCAGACTTCTCCTGACTTAACGCCCTGCGAAACACCTCAATGCAACACGCAACAGACTTACCACTACCAACAGGGCCTCGAATACCACGAAAAAAAGTATCGTCCTTCATAAAACTCTTTAATACTTCCCCATCAGGCTTGTACTTAAAGTCAATCACTCAAAAAACCCTTCAACAATAGCCCACTTACGAGGCTCCTTTTTACTAGAAAAACCAGAGTCTTCTATACACTCTATAAGACCAATTTTTTCTAACTCTTTTAATGCTAAAGCCGCTGTATTCTTACTAACATTAGCAAACTTTCCAGCCTCCCTAACACTATAAACAACAGGCTCACTACCATTAGATGACTTCGCTAACAGCCCAATATAAATAGCACGAGCATTTGAACTAGAAACTCGCCAAGCATTAGAATTAATTATTGCATGATAAAGTTTAATATACATCTATTTGTCAGCAATACCACTGTCACGACCAACCCTCAACAGTCTAGCCACAGTAGCAGGAGCTAAAGAATCAATAAGCTTGTCAGCCTCATAGTCAGTAACAAACTCCTTAGGATGATGCTTGAAGTTAACCTTCTTTACTATCTTACGAAGTATATCTAACTCCGAACCCTTAATCGTACTAATAAAACTCATATCGAACCTTTCTCAAGAAAAATGCTAGTGTGAGACCTATTGCAACAGAGTAACCGCAAGTTTTGACCCCACCCACCTCTTACGACAGGTCTATTGAGACACGAATGTCGCCAGCTACCTGCACTTGACTCCTATCTATTGGCTTGAACCCAGCTCTATCTAGCAAATCCTTGCTTGCTTCTAACTGCACGTACTCACTCTTCGCACCCTTACTCAGTCCTGCTAACTGGTGTACAGCCGCAGGAGCAAGTCTACTAAACTGTTCTGTCACTACTGTCATCAAGTGCTGTTGCACGTGGGCAGTCTTCAATGCCTTTTGTGCGGTGACTCTACCGCTGTCACCTTCTGCGTATCCTGCGGTCTTTGCAGCTTGCGTGACATTCCCTCCATTTGCTACATATGCATCAACTAGAGCTATCTGTCTTCTGGTTAGTTTTCTATTACTTACAGGTATCATCAGGAACAACCCCCTCTCCTTACCTCTCCCCCTTCACAGATAGCTTGTTACAAATGTACGTGTCAACTCACAATTACGGAAATAACACTAAACAACAGAATATAGTGTTTGCAAGAGCAAACCAATGAGTAGTGTCCTCGCTCCCTCTAGGCTGTACTCGGCCACAGGAGACTGCTAAAATCAGGTTGGACAACCCTGATTTTGCCTGTAAAGTACAGGCCGCATGACACACAGTCGTGTGTCACCTGTATGGCAGTGGATTTTTGAATCTAGCGATGCCAAAAATAACGTACTCGTGCGCCCGCGCTCGGACGATTTAATCTATTGTATACTACACTACACAAAAGAGATTCTACTCGCATCTGATAAAGGTGTCCTGATGCACAGACACTGCGTCAATAACCATGTCACTATTGCCGGAGAAGTTTATTTACTATCAACTTTGTCACCATATGTTCGAAGGTCCATTTATAACCACCTAAGAATACAGGCATATCTGAATGGACTATCCAAACTGGTCACACAAGAATAATAGACGTATCCATTCACGACCTTGTGCGGATGCTATTCCACCTTTGGTGGGCATCCTTCTATTGAATGGACCCTCGTCGATTTTTCTTGTGCGATGGTTGTGGCTGGTGTTGCTTTGCTTGGATGGCTCAGCCAGTTTGGTTATTCCTGTCAGATGAAGCATGCCTGTATTCTCAGGTGATTCTAAATGGAGAACATATAATGAAAAAGTTAATAGCAAATAAACTGGCAATAGCAACATGGTCATCAACTGGGTCTGAGCAACAGGACGAATACCTTTATCAGAAACGAGCAGAATCTTCCTGCTACGCAACATACAATAGATTAACTTATTTAAAGAATAAGATAATAGAACAGATTGATGCAGGACAAGTAACCTATGCAGAAATGACTGACACTATCATTCAGATAGTACAAGCAGAACATGAAGCAGACCAATCTGTTCACGAACAACTAACTGGTGAGACTTGGACACCAGCTCGAAAGGGTTCTAGAGCTAAGACAACTCATCTATCAGTCGATGAGATACAGGCCCTACGAGACAAGTACTCAACACCTAACGAAGACGGTACTTCAACAGCTAGACCTCAACTAGCTGGCAAGATATCTAAGTAACTTAACCAAGATAGGTAGGCTTCCGAGTCTACCTATCATTACTACATAAAGGAAACACATGACACAAGACATACTAGGCATAGCACTGCTTTGCATCATAATGGTAGGCATATTATTTATAGGCCACGGTATAGGAATGTGAAGCGATACGGAAAAATTGTGATACAATTTACCATAAGTTTAATGAAAAAAAGGAGAATCAAATGGAATTATCTAATCAATTAATACTAGCCTGTGCATTAGTAGCACTAGGAATACCTATCATTCTAAAGGAGGAACCAAAATGTTAGATACAATTACGCATGACTATGACTTCCAAGTAGTAGAAGAGAAAGCATACTTGGCAGATGGTACAGCAATACCAGACATGAAGATACTTAGGCATCCAGATACAGGGTTTATTCTA